AGGCGTTTGCGATGCTTCCGAAGACCGAGGCCGACTCGGTTGTCTGGACGGCCGAGATGTCGCAGGCGTTCGGGACGTGCGTTTCGCTGCTGGACGCTGGCGACACGGTGGCGGCGCGCATGGCCTTCAAGGAGACATACACGCGGCTGGTGAGCCAGGCTCGAGACAAGGGTGAGCCGGTCAAGTGGTACCCGTCTCTCGGCCACGACCCGCGCACGCGCGATGCCGTTCTGTCGGAGGCTGTGAGCAAAGGCCGCCTGTCGCTGGCGCATGCGCAAGTGCTGTCGCCGATGCTTCCGCCGCCCAACGCGGCCATGCTCGCTGTCGTAGGCAAGGCGACGAAGCCACTTCTGCCGACGCCGGAGGCCGCATGAAACGCTACAGCGAAGTCCTGCGCGAGCTGCGCAAGCGGATGTCCGAGCCATCGAGGCCGTCACCCGACGTGCTGGCGAGGCTCAAGGCCATCCGCGAGCGCTTGGCCCAGCCGAAGAAGGAGCCGGCATGACCCGAGACGAAGCCCACGCCCTGCTCGATGCAGTCAAGGCATTCCGCCAGGCCGCGACCGAGGAAGAGGTTCGCCGAGCGCTCATTGCCACGGGCGATCTCCGAGACAGCCGGCGCATTCCTCCTGTGGAAACGCCTGTGGACAACGTGTTGGAACCCGCATGACACAGGAGCACACCATGAACTGGCCCAACCGTCGCCAAGACCCCAACCTGTACAGCCAAGACGCAAACCAAGGTAGGGGTCCTATCCCCGTACCCCGTGAAGACACCGTAGACGCCGAGCGCGGTGCTCAGGCGCTGGTGCTTGATGTGGTGTTCGCGATCTGCATTGCGCTGATTCTTTGGGTTGTGTTCTCGGCGACGGAGAACTGATGCTTGCTCTATTCGGATTCTTCATGGCCTTGGCCTACAACGCGCCATGGTGGGTGTGGCTGATTGGCTTCCTGTGTCTGCTGCTGGACGGTGCGCGAAAGGGTGGCAAATGAAGCTTTGCACAGAGTGCCGGCACATGCGGCTGCATCCGATGCTCAAGAGCCAAACGGAATTTGCGAAGTGCGGCTATCCGAAGCTTCTCAGTCCTGTTGATGGTTCGCCAATGACGTATTGCGAGACGCAGCGCAAGTTCGATCTGGTTGGCATGTGCGGCAGCAGTGGGCGATTTTGGGCCGAGAAGGTGCCCGAGTCGGCGCAGCCTGTCGCTAGGCGCCCATGGTGGAAGTTCTGGGGGTGAGACATGCCAAGCGAACAGACGCAAATCACTCAGCAATTCGCGATGGGTTGCGAGGTCTCGGGTATGTGGTTCTCGACCTATCTGGAGCGGGTGACGGCATTCCTGACCTGGCCGTCGCTGTGGCTCCGGGCATGCCGCACTTTCTGGAACTGAAAGACGGAGCCAAGCCACTCAGCGCTCAAAAGCTCACAGCAGCACAAGAGCGCTGGCACTCCATGGCGTGGCAAGTGACGAGCAAGGTGCGCAGCTTGGAAGAGGCAGTGGCCGCATTGAAGTGGGCAAAGGAGAAAGTTAGTGAGCGCTTCTGAAGTAGGGGCCGATAGGAAGAAGCGGCCGAAGACAGGCGGGCGGCAGAAGGGCACGCCGAACCGATTCACGGGTGAACTCAAGGAACTGATCCTTGGTGCGCTCGAGGAGGCCGGAGGCATGGCGTACTTGGCCGAGAAGGCAGAGACACATCCTGGCCCATTCCTGGCGCTAGTGGGCAAAGTCTTGCCGCTTCAGGTGCAGGGCGACCCGGACAACCCGCTGCTGACGGGGATCACGGTGACGTTCAAATGAGTGAAACCGGCACGTTCAAGCTCATCCGCGATGACCATGAGAAGCGCCTGTTCGCCATGGGCGCATTCGGAATCATCGCCATCGATGCTTATCGCGTGAACATCGATGACCTACTGGAGGCGTGGCATAGGCCCGGCGGGATCGTCAGGTGCGAGGGCGACCCGCGCGAATGCATCACGCACATTCACCCACTCGGCGAGAACGAGCCGCTGGGGTATGTGGCTGGCTGGATCAGCGAGGAAGAGTGAACGCTGAGTTCCCATCCAAACTGCGCTTCCTCTTCGAGCCCAAGCGCTACAAGGTAGCCAGGGGCGGCAGAGGCTCGGGTAAGTCATGGGGCTTCGCTCGGGCGCTGCTGGTGCTGGGCGCCAAGTCCAAGTTGCGCATCATCTGCTCGCGGGAAGTGCAGAAGTCCATCAAGGACAGCGTACACAAGCTGCTGGAAGACCAGATCGGCGCGCTTGGGCTCACGTCGTTCTACGACATCTTCACGACCGAGATTCGCGGCAAGAACGGCACGGAATTCCTGTTCGCCGGCCTGAGCGACCAGACGATTGACTCGATCAAGTCGTTCGAGGGGGCAGATGTGTGCTGGGTAGAAGAGGCGCAGACGGTATCCGAGCGCTCCTGGAAGATCCTCACGCCGACGATCCGCAAGCCAGGCTCTGAGATCTGGGTGACGTTCAACCCCGACCTGGACGACGACCCGACCTATGACCGCTTCGTAACGCACCAGCCTGACGACTGCGTAAGCGTCGAGATGAACTACATGGACAACCCATGGTTCAACGAGACGCTAGAGAAGGAGAGGGCGGGCGACGAGCGGCGCTACCCCAAGGACGAATACGAGAACGTCTGGCTAGGCAAGTGCAAGGCGGCAGTTACTGGCGCCATCTTCGCCAACGAGATCCGCGACTCCATCGAGGCTGGGCGCGTGTGCAACGTGCCGTATGACCCGAAGCTGAAGGTCCATGTGGTGCTGGACCTGGGCTGGAACGACAAGATGGCGGTAATCCTCGCCCAGCGGCACTTGTCCGAGGTGCGGATACCCGAGTATCTCGAGTATGACCACGTAACCTTGGACTGGTTATCGGCCGAGCTGAGAAACCGCCACTACAACTGGGGTCGCATGTTCCTGCCGCACGACGGGGCACATGGCGACTACAAAACCGGCCAATCAGCCATGCAGATTATGAGAAACCTGCGGTGGGACGTGGCCCAAACTCCGAACCAGCCTGTTGAAACAGGTATCAAGCAGGCACGAATGCTATTTCCGAGGGTATACTTCGACAGAACCAAGGCGGCTTTACTGGTTTCACGTCTGAAACGGTATAAGCGGAATGTCCCGACCACCACCGATGAGCCATCGGCCCCAGTCCACGACATTAACAGCCACGGCGCTGACGATTTCCGGTATCTCTCGCTCGTTGTTCCGCAGATGAGCAACGAAGACCAGAAGCCCATCGTCTACCCCAAAGGCGGGGTCATCTAGGAGCGCCATATGAGTATCGAACTCAACCAACGGGTGAAGCAACTTGAGCGGCAGTTGGCCGAAGTGAATCGGCTGATTGCGGAGATGCAGGCCCGCACCGAGACACCGGAAAAGCGCAAGCCTGGCAGACCACGCAAAGATGAGCAACGAACTCCTTGTCAAAGCGATTGAGCAATACGAGTCCGTCGCCGAGACGCATGGGGAGCTGTCGAAGGAACGTACCCAGGCGCTGGACTACTACCTCGGCAACCCGCTCGGGAACGAGGTAGACGGCAGATCCCAGGTCATATCCCGCGATGTCTGGGATACCGTGGAGTGGATCAAGCCGCAGTTGGCGGACATCTTCTGCGGTGGCGATGAGGTGGTGCTGTTCACGCCTCGTGGCCCAGAGGATATGCAGGCCGCGGAGCAGGAGTCTGAGTTCGTCAACTACATCATCACCCAGAAAAACAACTGGTTCGAGACGTGGTACTGCTGGAGTCATGACGCGCTGCTGCAGAAGGTTGGCTACGTCAAAGCCTACTGGGACGACAGTGAGGACATCACCAAAGAGAAGTACAAGGGGCTGACCGACGAAGAGGTCATGCTTCTGTTCCAGGACGAGAGCGTAGAGGCTGTCTCGTCTGAGCACACCGAAGCGGGATGGGACATCGAGGTACAGCGCACCCACAGCTACGGCTGCGTCCGGCTGGTCAATGTGGCGCCTGAAAACGTCTACATCGACCCGAACGCGCGGAACCTGAACCTGCACGATCCGAGCTGCAACTTCTCGGAGCACCGCGAACAGAAGACCATCAGCCAGCTACGGCTGGAGGGCTTCGACGTCGAAGACACGCTCTCCGACAGCGGCAGCACCAGCAACGTCTGGGAAGAAGAGCGCCGGCAAGACCCGTCCACGCTGCGAAGCGACGGCAGCGAGAACACAGACCCGAGCATGCGCAAGGTCTGGGTGCGTGAGTGCTGGATTCGCTACGACGAGGACGGTGACGGCAAGGCCGAACTGCGCCACGTCATCATCGTGGGCACGACGATCCTGCTCAACGAGGAGGCGGACCACTCGCTGCTCGTGGCGCTGTGCCCGACGCCTCTGCCGCACCAGCATACAGGCCTGAGCCTGGCCGATGCGGTCAAGGACTTGCAACTCATCAAGACAGCGCTTCTGCGGGGATCGCTGGATAACGTCTACCTGGCGAACAACGGGCGCCATGCGGTCGATGAAAGCCTCGTCAACCTCGATGACATGCTCGTGAGCCGTCCGGGCGGCCTGGTGCGGACCAAGGGCGACCCGCGCATGGCGATCATGCCGCTGACGCACTCCACGACCGGCGATGTGGCCGTGCCGATGATGGAGTACGTAGACCGCGTGGCCTCCAAGCGCACCGGGGTGAGCGAGGCGCAGCAGGGTCTGGACCCGAACGCGCTCAACAACAACGCCGGAGCGCACGCCAATTCGGCCATGCTGACTGCTGCGATGCAGCGCATCAAGTTCATCGCGCGCATCTTTGCCGAGACGGGCGTGAAGTGCCTGTTTCAGCTTGTCCATGCCCTGACGCTGAAGCACTCGCGTAAGGCTGAGATGATCCGTCTGCGCAATCAGTGGGTTCCGGTCGATCCGCGCCAGTGGAAGAAGCGCGCAGACATGCAGATCAGCGTCGGTCTTGGTGCCGGCGACAAGATGCAGCAGATCGTCTTCCTCGAGGGCGTGCTCCAGAAGCAGATTCTGGCTCTGCAAGCCGGCCTGACCAGCCCGCCCAAGGTCTACAACGCCCTGAAGCGGCTCACCCAAGCTGGTGGTTTCAAGGATCCGAACGAGTTCTGGGACGACCCGTCCACCAAGCCGCCGATGCCGCCCGCTCCTAACC